AGGAATCACTTAATTTAAAAGAATTGTTTATTGTGCCATTAAATTTAATCTGAAAAGAATTTACATCTCGTACACTACTGCTTGGTACAAGCTCTAAGGTGCTAAAATCCGATTGATTACCCAAAGCGCTTGAAAAAGAAGAATTTAAATCTGAACCACCATTTGTATCAAAAGTAACTGCAGGTAAATTTGTGCTACCACTATATGATATAGATACTTTTTGTATATGTTTTTTTATTGCAGGTTGTCCAAAATCTGCATCTCTAAGCACTAATGTTGCAGATTTGCTTGTTGTAGCATCAGAACTATTATTCCATTTTTTTAATTGAGTATTAGCAATACTTGTACTGCCACCATCAATAATTATTAAGTCTTGATTATAATCTCTTGTAAAGTTTGACTTTATACCTCCAAAATTTACTGTACCTTTTGTCCAGCTTCTTGTTGGTATATTATATATAAATATATTGTTATTTGAATTACTTGAAGTTGACATTACAATTATGTTTCTATTTTTTGGAGAATATCCAATAGAAGAATCTTCATTATAAAAAGACGACCAAACGCTATCGCTAATTAATTTTTTTGCTTTCTTTCCTTCTTCTAATAAATTTAAAACATTTCTTCCATTATAAAGATAGCAACCATTTTCATTTACCCATGCCACTCCAAAATCCGTTCGAGTTGTCGCAAATTTCCCTTCACAACCTTTACCAACAAAAGTATCTTCTAAAAATTCAAAAGCTTTAGATACATTTATAATATGCATTTTTTTCTTTTTAAATTGTAATATTCTATCTGCATAAGCTTGCAAAGCTGTTATTTCATCTCCATCATTTACAGTTACTTCTACAACAGAATTTCTTGAAAATGTTGAAAATCTATTTACTTCTGACTTTAACATTCTATCGCCAAAAGTTTGTGAATCATATTGAACATTCCCGATATAAACTTTTCTGTTTGATACTACAGAAGTTTTATATCTTATATCTGTAATTATATCTTCTGGTCCTGCTCCATTAAAATCTTCATATGTAACAAAAGCTAAGTCAGATGGATTAGCAAAATATCCACCCCAAGTGCCTATTTCATAATCAGCATTTGAAGAATGTGAAAAAACATTAGTATTACCAATAGCTTCATAATTTTGGTCATAGTAGGATGCAGTGCCAAACTTAACACCTTTTTCAAAATCAATATCAGCAATAAGAAAATGTTTGTTTTCAAATTGAGGAGTGCTTGTATTTCTTCCTTGCCAATAAACCCTTACTCCTTTAACTTGATTTGATATTGTGCTAGCTATATCTCCATGACCAGATGGCTCTGTAATATATACTTCAAACTTGACTTGTTTATCAACAAAATCTTGCGTATCGGTTTGTGTCATTCTTTTTAAAATTGTTTCAGAACCATTTCGTAAAACATATGAGTAAAAAAATTTTAAACTTCTATCAGTATGAACATCTATATCAGCTAAAGTCCATGTACCAGTTCCTGTTTGGTCAACCCTTAAATGTACAGATTGAGTTCCTGTAACTTTTGTAGGGTTTTCATCAACTGCAAAGTTGCCAGCAATTGTTGGAGCTGCTAAAGTATTATTGTAGTCAGTCCACGCTGTAATACTTCTACTTACAGTGTTGTCTGGAAAATATGTAGCTTTTATATATTCTCTAATTTTATTAGTAACTGAAGCGTTTGAAAAATTACCATCAGTAACATATAGCCTTCCATCCACATTGTGAAAAACAACTTTTGTATTACTGCTAGAACCCATAGAGAGTACACCTTGAAAAGCTTCGCTATCTGTGCTATTCGCATAAATATGCATACCATTGCTAGCGTTGCTATCTGCAAATACGACCCAATCCTCCCCAGTTTCATTACCATTTGCTAAAAAATCTGTTGAGTAAGAAAATAAGTTATGAGATGCTATTGGCGTAAAATCCTCAATTTGTGACTTATCAGCTGCATGGTCAACAAAATCACCCATCAATCTTATTTGTCCAACTTCATCAACCATTAAATTGCTAATATCAGCTACTTCATCTAGCGCTATATCTCTTGCTAGCGAATTATTATTTAATCCACCATCAAACCTATCTAGTTTAAAAATTTTTTTAGCCATCAATTGCCAATTATAACTTGCAACGATTCTTTAAATTTAGCATCAAATCTAGCATACTGGTCTTGATACCATGAATATTCACGAACATATCTATCTACTTGGCTAGAGTATTGTTGAATCTTTGCACTATATTCATTTATTTTTGAAGATATTTGAGCAGAAAACTTTTGAATACCAGCTCTAAAATTATCTACTTCTTGAGAATAATCTTGTATTGATGCTTCTAAGGTTCTTGCTGCATTTGCTATATTTACATTTGTACTTTCTCTCATTTGAGAAATAGCAGCTCCAGTTGATTGTTGCATTTTTACTATGCTAGCATTTGTGCTTTCTCGCATTTTAGATATTGCTGCTCCTGTAGATTCTCTCATTTTTGTTATGCTAGCATTTGTATCGTTGCTAGCATTTGCAATTGATGCTTGGGTCTGTGTTGTCATTGACGTTGTTTTTATGCTTACGTCATTTCTTGCATTTGCAATACTTGCCTCTACGCTATTTCTTGCATTTTGTATCGAACTTTCCATAGTGCTTCTAGCATTAGAAATTTCTGCTTTAAATGCATCGATATATGAATTAATTTTTGATATTTGCAAAGCTGCTAGCTCGGAATCTTCTTCTCCTTCAATCAAATGTGCAGTCGTACTCCACCACTGGTCAAACTCTATAGCGTTTCCATCATAATCATCAATACTATCTTCTGTATCAAGTTCAGTTATATGTGTTAATTGTATAGTTCCAGAATCAGTTGCAACAGTTGGTCCTGTATATGAACTAGAAGATGTGCTAGCATCGGTTGGAGCTGCTGATAAATCAACACCTGCTGCATCAGTTGGTCCTGCAGTAATAGCATCTTGAGCTGTAGCCACTGCATCTACTGCTGCAGTTATTGCATCTTGTGCTGTGCTTACAGCATTTCCTAATGAAGCAGCACTATAGCTAATACTTGGATTGCTTGGATTTGATGGCGCTGAAATACTTGAAATATCTAAGGTTGGCGTAGATGGTAAAGCATCTTTTACTCTTGCCATTAAATATTGGACTGCTTTTGCTGTAGCCCCTAAAACCACTACATCCTCTAATTGTATAGCAAATTCATTATCGCCTGCAGTATCAATATTAGATGCAGAAGCAGAAACAGTTGGAAACTTTACAGTTTCTAGCTTAACAGCATTTGGACTAGAAGCTGGAGTAGGGAATACAAAAACTTTACTATTTTTTATTGTAAATACAGGAGTTTCAATTGTACCAGCAAACATACTATTAGAATCTTGTGCTTTTCTGAAATATGTTGGAGATACTCTTCTACATTCAATATACTCATTATCTGTTCCATTTTCTCTTACAACACTTAATAATTTATAGTTGTTTACATTTATACCATTAGAAGTATGGTCACTGCTTTCTTCTGAAAAATAACCAAGCTTAGATACTGGCAAAGCCCTTAACACTTCAGTTGCTGTATCAGTTAAAGCATCTCCTAAAAATGTATCATCTCCAACGGAGCCTATATAATCTTCAATTCTTGTTTTAAATGTACTCATTAGAATATAAAATCCTGTAATGGTTGTGGAATAATATCTGGTTTTCCCTCTTTAGAATTTCTTGTTTCAATAAATTCTTTTTCAATCTTTTCTGCTAATCCATAATGCCCACTAGCCTGCTTCATTTGTCCATCTAAAAATAAAAAATGTGCTAATGTGTAATGCACACATGCAGGTATTAATTGTTCTGGCAAATCTACGCCATCTGTTATTGAATTTCTTGGCAATGGATTAGAGTAATAATAAACTATTAAAGTATTCCCAGAATCAGGTTTTTTAGTAAGTGTAATTTTAAATCCTGTTAATGCCCATGTACCGCCAGAAGAATATGCTACTTGATAGCTAGCAGCCATAATTGGTATAGAAAATGCATTAGCGCTTGTTACTGTAATATCATGAACAACATCATTAATTTCACTTGGTTGTCCTGTATCAAGCAACATACCTGATACTCCAGTAATTTTTACAGATTGTCCTGTTTCAAGACCATGAGATGCGCTTGTTATAACAGATGGATTATCTCTGGTCATTGCGGTTATGCTTCCCGTTGTTGCTTGTTCTTCGCTAACAAAATACCCTATATTTTGTATTGTATTTTCATTTGTTCCTTCAGCATATCTTTTTTCGCTTACAAAAGGAATATTCTTAGAATCTCCACTACCCTTTACTGTCACTTTGTAAATACGCATGCTAGCATCTGCATTTGTTAGTTCATAGGTTGTCGATGTGGTAGTAGTAAAAGTTTGACTATTTCTTTTTCTAACAGCTCTTGTTCCTACCTCTTGAACTTTGTTGTCAAAAAATTGAGATATTAAAGGTTCTGTTACAGGAAATCCTAAAGCGGATTTAGATAATCCTGCTTCTACCATTTCATATGCTTCTTGATATCTCATCTTCTCTTAATTCCTTTTACATGCTTTTGAGATTTAGGTGGCATTTTTTTACTACCACCTTTACCTGCCCAAAATAATTTATTTGCCCAATAAGCTGCAGAAGTTTTTCCTTTGCGAATATTCTTTGCATGTCGTGCTTTAAAACTTTTTCTAGCTTCTTTGCTATAGTTATGCCCCATTCCTTGAGCGCCAAAACGTATAATTTTAATTTTACCTTTATCACGAATAGCAACAACTGCTTTTTTTGTTTTGTGATTAGGCGTTCTTTTTGGAGTATTAAGTCTTGTTAGACCAACTCTTTTTAGCTTTGCTTTTTCTGCTGGAGTCATGATTGGTAAAGAGGGGCAAATTAATGCCCCTCAAAAACCCTGTTTATGTAAGCTTCATGATTGCATGAGTTTGTTCCTGACGAATTTCAGGACCTAGCTCTACCAACCACTCATCTGTTTGACCATCGCTACCATCTTGCACAATATCTCTTCTTAATTGAAAATCAGATTCTGCAAGAACTCTAGTATCGAAGTTGTTAAAGTCAATAGCAACTGCGTAATCTTCATAAGCGCCTTTTAGCATTGGATGAGGTACGAACTTTAACATTCCTACAGGACCCATGTATTCAAGGACTCTTAATCCACCAATAGTTTCATCGCCCATCATAGCATTAAACGCTGCACCATTACCACTACGCACCATGTCAGCAAGTTTAAGCATCCATTTATTGGAAGCAAAAACTGTTTTTTCCATTGAGCCATCAATAGTATCTTGGAAAATAGACTCAACTACGCTGTCAAAATTACTAACAGTACCACCGCTGTTAGCTAATTGTAAAGCTGCATTGCTTTCACCATTATTAGTTTGAATTACACCAGCACTACCACCAATACCTAATCCAGCAAAAGTTCTTTTTGGATTAGCAGAAGAAGCATCTAAGCTAATCGCACCATTAAAAAGCATAGCATATTCAACATTAACTTTGATTTGTGCTAGCTTTCTAGCTTGTAATCTAGCAAGCTCTGGTCCGCCATACTGCTCAGATACTCTTGCGGTACGAGTGATTGTATAAGGCTCACGAAAAATCTGTGTACAGTTTTTTAACCTGCGAACTTTTTTACGAGTTTCAGCTCCAACTGCAGCACCTTCAGCAATACCACTTACACCTTGAGTAGCAAAAGTTTCAGCATTTGTTAAGCTTGCACCATCAGTGCCAGCTTCATATGCGAACTTACCACTTGAACTACCAGAACCTGAAGCAGTACCAATAAATGTAATTGTTGTAATCTGATTATCTTCAATCATATCAGTTGCATCAGCTACACTATTGTATGTAAAAGTAGTACCAGAAAAAGTACCACCAACAAATTGTACATGCTTATCAGTTGGACTAGCTAAGTTTACTTCTTTACCAATTGCAATACACATAAAATGAGTGTTGCTTTCGCCTTGACCGCTTGAACCAGAAATAGTATAAATACCGCCTAATTCAAAAAGCTCAACCTGTGCTTGTCTTGGTAATTTGATAATTGATTGATGACCATTTGCGCCACCAGTTTGTGAATCTACAACATCGCTATCTGCAGTCATTTCTGCTGCAGTTAATTTAGTAGACCTTTTAATAAAATACTCATCTTCCATCCATTCAAAAATCGGTACAGGAGTTCCGACTGTGCCTGCACGACCTGAAACAGATAGCAAAGGTGTGACAGATTCATTGTAATAATAAATCTGTGGACCTAATTCGAGTACTTGTCTTTGTGAACCATCAGAGAACTGGGTTGCAGTTCCTGAACCATATGTATATGCCATTTGACATTACTCCTTTACTAAGGTTATTTTTTGCTAAATTGCATAATCCCTTTCATAAAGTCGTCAATTTCTTTATCTGCTGGTTTTTTTACAGGTGGAGCTTTTCCTTCAACGGATGCACCACTTTGTACTTTTTCCATTTTCAGAACTTTATTATCATTCACTTCTTTATTTTCTGAGGATTTTGCATCTTCTTGTTTATTATTAAGGACTTTCCATACCTTTACCATATTTTGAGTAGTAACATTTTCTGGACTTTTCATAAAACCATAAAATGATTTTATTTCTTCTTCAGACATACCTAGAGATTTTAGTTCTTTTATCTCAGCTTCTTTTTGTTTTTCGACATTTTCTTGTTTTCTAATACCTTCAAATTGAGTCATGGCTTTTTTTGCACCTTGGTCTATTAGCCATTGGTCATATTCTAATCTCCACTTGTAAGAGCTAGAACCTTCTGTTTGCTCATCCATCAAATCATAATCTTCTGGTTTTGCAGGAGGACTATTAGTTTCTTGCTTTTGAGCTTCTTTTTCAAGCAGCTCTATTACTTGTGGATTGTTCTTTAACCAACTATCTAAGACTTCTAGTTTTTCATATTTACCATTTTTATCACGAAGTTCAGTCTCAGCTTTATCTTTAGCACTTTGAATATTTTTATATGCATCTGCTAATTTAGCTCGCCCTTCTTCGGTATCTTCAAACTTATTGTCAATCAACCATTGTTTTACTTGCTCAACAGCTTCTGTTTGTTGCTCTTCGCTTACTACTTGTTCTTCTGTATTTTCAGATTGCTGTTCTTGTTCTGGCATTTCTTTTCCTTCTGTTTCGCTTTCTACTTGCTGTTCTAGTGAGCCATTATTAAATGAATTTAACATTCCCATAAGGTTATCACTGCTTTCAGCTTGTGTACTTGTCGCTTGTTCAGACATTAGATGCTCCTGTTCTTTTAGGTTATCCTAATCCCATTTGTTCTTCAAACGGATTAGGAGCCTGAGTTTCTGAGTTAATCCCATTTCTGATATCAGCTATATCATTAGCTGTTCGTTCTGTCATCTCTTTTTGCTTTCTTTCTTCATTCTTAGCAGTTGCTCTCAAGTTGCTTACCGCCTGTTGTACAGGTTTAGTAGCTTCAGAAACTTCTGCTCTCATCTTGCTGTGGAACAATTCTCTTTCCCTCGTTTGTAAATCTCCAGTCATTGCTTTTAATTGATTAGCAAGCTGTTGATTTTGCGCTCGCAATTGTTCTATTTCACTCATTCTAGCCATTAATGATGTTTTGTCTATATCTCCTTGTAGACCCATAATGACTTGAGTTTTATCATATATACCAGCCTGCAATAATTGAATATCTCTTGATAAATCAGCAGTTGGACTTTTTGTCCTAGTGCTTCCAATGATAACACGAATATCAACTTCTGCTGTTGTTATATCGTACATTCTATCAACTGCAAGAGAATAATCATTTAATACTGGTACATTAATTTTTAATTCTTTTTCTACACCCAAAGGATTTACTACTCTTAAAATTCTTTCTTTATCATATACGTATGGAATATATTTAGCTACAATTTTACCTGCATGTGTTAGCATATCGTATATTGGTAATATTTTAAAATTTTGTTTTCTTGATGATGCTTCGTCTAATATTCTAGCTTCTCCAAAAGTTCCAACTGCTCCAGCAGGGTTTCCCTGTTGAAACTTGTATGAGCCAAAAACAGTTTCTATATCTGTCTCATATCTTTGTTTTTCAACATAAAGTTGAGAGCTGATTGCAGGAGGAGATAATTCTTTTATCTTTCCTTCTCTCAAAGCAGATGGATTAGCACGAATAATTGCATTGGGAACAAACCATTTTTCTAATTCTTCTGGGTCAATAGCACCATCTTCATATATTAATTTAAAACTTGCTGTGCTTGTGGCGTGTGAGATAAGCAATGCCTCGGTTCTATTTAACATTCTTTGTGGAGTTTTTGCATGCCTCACATCGCCAGCTGGATATGGATTACCATTATGCTCATTGCAAGCTGGAATGATTGGATAATCTTCTAATGGCAATACAATGTCATAAACTATAAAATCGCCTATTGCAAATATCTCTCTCACTCTTGTCAAATAAATCTTTTCTTCTGATACCTCATTTTCTTTTATGTATGCAGCATATCTATCTGATTTTTTAAATTCATCATACTCTTCTTTTGTAAATGATTTTTGTCTACCAGTTAGATTGTCTGTTAATAAAATCTGCTCTTCTGTTACTTTGCACCATCTTATATATCTTCTTATTTTTGGCTGACCATCATCAACTATGTCTGGTCTGCGAATAATATCATCTCGATTATATTTTGAAGTTGCATAACTATCTTCTCTATAATCTTCATTTGCATCTTCTATTTCTTGTGCATATTCTGGAAAAGATGCTTTCATAGCTTCTTTAGTGCTTGTATCCGACAATACAATAGAAGAAGCATCTCTAAAAAATGGGTCAGTAGAGTTTGGGTCTACATAAATATTCTCTGGTGCAATTCTTTTTATTTTAATTCCACCTCTGCCATGCTCTGCTTGCCAATCTGGATATACATACATATACCCAATACCTTTTACTATAAAATCTTTAACAATAGTTCTAAAGTTTCTATCTCCATCTGAGCTGTACCATATTTTATCTAAAAGCTGATTGTAAACATATGCTATTTCTGAATCTGTTTTCCCAACAGGGCGAACATCCCACTCTGGAGATGAGCCTGCTACATTAGAAAGGACTTGTTCTACAGCAGGTCTTATTTTATTATTAGCTTCTGGTGGTTGACCAACAGATATTAAATAGTCTTTTTGAGCTTGTGTAAGTTGTAGTCCTAAATAAAACTCTTCATCTTCAGACATTTGAAATTTGTGTTCTTCAGCTGAAGATTGATAATAAATATATTCTTCTTCTATGTCAGATGCAGTTATTTCATCTAAATTTATATTTTTTAAATTTATCATCCTTGCCTATATTAGTGATTATTTTATATATTATGCAAATATCCTTTGTCCAGTTTCCCAATCTATTCCAACGAAGCCTGAACTCCTAATAATTCTATCCCCATCCTCATCATATCCATGTCTAGGCGCATATATATCATCAATCGCCCACCTCAAGGCATCTAATGTATCTTTTTTAAAACTACCATGTTCTTTAAAATTTAGCAATTCTTGTTCCAACTCCCAATGCGCATCTTTTATAAACATTGCTTTGCTAGCAAAATATGGTTGTAGCTGTTTTATTCTGTAAAACTTGCTTTTTATAGCTTTTTTAGGCGATATATTGTAAAATTTGCCCATTTTTTTAGATTCTCTTGTCATGTAATCAGACAACATAACATGCCCAGTTTCTTCTATATTTATTATTTTTGGCTCATAAAACTCTATCATTTCAAACAATTTATCTGCTAAATCCATTGGAGCCATCTGACCTCTGTGATAATCTATAATATATATGTTATTTTCAGCATCAACACCAATAACCATTATAACAGAAAAGTCTGCTTTGATATTTTCAGATG